ATTTCTGTTTTGGGTCAGTCGTAGGAATATAATACCAGATAACAGCAACTTCTAATTCTGATAACTTCCGACGAAGTATTTCTTTATTCTTATAATCCATCTTGTTATCATTGAGGATACGCTCAACCATTTTAACAAGTTGCTTCTCCTTTTCGCTTTCAGTGTCATAAATGACATCTGTTTTTACAGGATTTGAGAGAGTGAACCCGACACGCCTTTCAACGATAAGTTCCTGCCAGGGAATTCCGACACGAACGACATCAATCCAAACATCAGTCCAAATTACATCACCTTTAGAATCTTTTGTACCGGAATCTCTTTTTATCTTCCGTAACGGACGGATAGCCTTGTCAAACACATCATGTTTAGTGACATCATATTGTTTTATAGCTGCTGCTTGTATGTCGGTATCAACCTGTCGGGTAAATAGTTTGTCAATTTCTTTGAAGTCCTGTGATTTTATAATTTCTAATACATTCATGGCATTTTTTTACAAAGGTAAATAATAATATTAAATACGGCCAACTAAACTTTCCAAATTTGCAGTTTTCCTTTTTCTGTTCTCAATAGTTCCGGTAATTGCATCTTCAGCATCGTCGTGATCGTTTTTTCCTACTTTCATGTAACTTGTAAGTGATTTATAGAATTGCGGCCATATTTTATCCCATCCTTTCGGCATATAACAGAGATTTTGAACGGCTGCTGACTGTGTAAATATCCTGACTTGTTTATTTTCGCTTTGATGGAACCACTTAATTTTAGTTCTATTATTGCCCATCTCCCGGCATTGCTTTTCTACTGCACGAGCAAACCCACGGCCCCCGTTATTTGATTCAATATTAGCTTCATTAATTTCGTATTTTGTAAACTGTTCAGCCGTGGATGGTTCTGTATATTCCATCGGTTTTTGTGTATATATAACATCAATGATATAATTTGCATGAATCATTTCATCATAAACTATCGAACAAAGAAAATCTTGTCCCTCATCAGCCGTATCAGTATATGCTTTTCTTATTTTAATCCCAGCTGGTATAATTTCATATTCCTTAAATCCCTGTTCATACATTTGTCCGGTTAATGGTTTTGGGTCTTGCATGTATTGAGTATCGAACACGTAAGGATTTATCTCCCTTAATTTTTTAAGTTCTTCTAATTTATGTTTGAATGGCCAAAGTGCTTTTTCTTCTCCATTTTCTGAATAAATACAAGGCAATGATAAGACATCCCATTCATCAGGTTCCTGTAGTTGTAAAAAGCCACATAAATCTTCTTCATGCACTCTTTGCATTATAATTACAATTGGAGTATTCCGACTATTTACCCTATTTCTTAAAGTACTATCAAATTTATTATTAACTTTATTTCTTATTATCGGGGAAAGTGCATCATCTGGTTTAATCGGATCGTCAATAATAATAGCACCCCCAAAATCTTCAGTATCTAAACAAGATGTAAACTCCTCAATATTGGCTTCTTCATCTTTATCGACTAACCCGGCTCCAAAACCTGTAACTTGCCCGGCAGAGGAAACAGCATAAAGCCCACCACCCTCACGTGTGTACCATTTACGAGAATTTTTTGAGGTAGGATAAGCTGAAAATAATCTTTGATATTCAGATTCTAATAGGATATTTTGTATTTCGCTTGCATTATCCCTGACAAGATCATCAGAATATGATAAATGGATAAATTTAGCTTTTGGATTTAAAGCTAATCCCATCGAAATAAAATTTTTAACTGCAAGTTCAGTTTTTGAATAGCGTGGTGCTATGTTTATAATTGCTTTTTTAATTTTCCCTGCAAAAACATCATCAAGTAAATTTCCTACTTTCTTGTGATGTTCTCCCATTATAAAATCTCTCTTGTATCTTACCCAATAAAAATAACGAGTATAATTTAAAATACTCGTTAAACACCATGTTCTTTTTATATCTATATCCCTAACTTGTGAATTTACCATTTTCTAAGTCACTCCATAGTTCTTGTATTTCTTTTTTCGTTAATGTACGAGCAGGTATCAAATCCTTACCGTCCGCACCGGTGAGCTCTGTTCTGTCATTCCATTCCATATTTTTTAGTGCAAATATAGCTCCTGTTGGTGAATTGCCAGATAATCTTTTTTCATACTCACATTCAACTTTTAACTTAGCCTTTTTTATAATGTTTACAAACTCAACCTTTTCAGCATAATCAATAAGTGATTTTCGAGTACTAAATCCAATTGCTAATGCTAATCCCGTTATAGTTACTGATTCTTTTTTCTCTTTGCACTCATCAAAATATTTATCACAGGCTAATTGTAATTTTTCAGGATCAGAATAAAAGGGTGGCGATCCGCCTTTATTACCAATTGCGTTTTTATTTCCTTTCGGTGCTGCCATTAGTTGCTCATTACTTTTATCCAAATATCAAAATCACTAAACTTAATACAATTAATTTTTACATATTCTGAAGGGCCATAAATAAATTGTGGCTGCATGTTCAAAATCTTACTTTTTGAAGGTGGCGAGTCAAAGAATACTTTATGTTTTACTGCGTTTTGCATTACTAATTACATAAATTTTTTTTTGAAATTTCTAATTTGTTTATAGCCTCGTTTATTCCATTCACTATTTGGCAATTCTCTTGAATGTAAATGTACTTCCCCAAACATTCTGTCTATATTAGTAACAGAATGGTCACTTATTCTTATTTTTAATGTGTTCTCTCCGCCTTTCTCATGCAATACAATATAAGATGACTGTCCATAATTGGTTTTCGATATAGACATATTTAAAGATCTACCCACTATTTTTTCAATCCTTCCCTTTATTGCAGGAAGTGTTTTGGCAGGATTAATGTAATATGGATTCTTAACTACCTTAGAAACAAAAGAAGATTTACTCATATATTGATTGGCGGTTCCTTTACTCATTTCCTTGCATTTATATATTGCTTAATATGCGTTGTCTTTTCTAATAATAAATAATTAATTTCATTATTATCAAAAGTTCCGTAAATAATATAATGATTAAAATTAAGATGTTTATCTATTTCATGTAATTCTTTATAAAATGTATATTTTTCTTCTTTATTTAGTCCAATATTTGAAATACATACTGTTTTTGCTTTACAGTATGGATCTGTGTAGATGGATGATAATTGACCTATTGGCCATGATAAATTTGGAATGACATTAATACCTTCATCTTGCCATAATCTTGTCAGAACTACATTCCGATAAAGATTATAAAGCTTTACAGGTAGTGATGTATTAGTATAAATAGAAAAATCCGAGCCGATTACCGCATAATAACTACTCAAAAACTTTAAATATCTTCGAGGGTTATTCCAAAATCTTTCAAATTGAAAATCATCTATATAAAAACAAGCAATATAATCTTCAGGATGCTTTACTTTGTGTATTATAGGTATTATTACCTTTTTATTTAATATCAAATCATCATTACTTAATATTATTGGATAATCATCAATAGTATAATCCCATTTAGGATTTAAAAAATGAAATTCATTAAGCCTTATTAATATCTTCTTCCTTATCATTATAATTTTACATGGTTAATCATTCGTTATTTCTTCAATTTTGCTTTACACAATGTAATAATTTGGGTACAATTATCTTCACATCCTCCTCCAAGCCAATATTTAAAACAAAACGATCCGCATGGTCCTTGCTTGTTATTTTTAATCCCGATTTTATGTTTTACAGTGTTTTGCATTAACTAATCTTTCGTTTTAAATTCACAGCCGACTCAGGCAGTAGGTCAAGCCGATTCGCTCTTTTCCAACCAAAATAATAAATTTATTTGCAATTCATTCATTATTCTATAGTTTCGTACTTACTGCCCGGACAGGTTAAGGCGGACTAACTATTTTCTCCTGTTTTATTCATATCCTCTCATCCGATAATCAGTCGAATGATACCTTTTGAAATATTTTTTGTCAATGAACATTCGTTTTAAAATGTCCCTGAAAGAATGGTGTTAAGCCTGATTACCTTCAGGGACTGGTTATTCATCTCAAGAATATCCAAACCCAAAGTTATAACTTTAAATTCAATACTGCAAAATTATTTTTCAGCCTCAGTTAATAACGGGAATGTGTCTCTAATTACCTTTTCATAATCAATTTTAAAAAGACTTTGCATTTTATGAGTCTCAATGGACTGTTCACTGATCCACCAGTAGAACGCCTCATATGGATCTTCAAAAAATTTACTAATACTCTTTCCGTTATCTATATTCCGCTTTATTGCTTTAACAGAAGTATAAACAAATCTCGGAAATAATTTATACTCTCTCATTCTTTGATCCTGTCTGCCTAAAGGACATCCGATACATCCAAGTCGATGAAATCCTTTGTTATAAAAATCAGAATAAGGAATATCATATTTTCTTATGTACTTCCAAATATCTGCCGTTGACCAGTGCATTATTGGATATGCGTGTATTTTATTTTTTATTCTTGTATCACAAACCTCTGGTTCCTTTAATGCTAATAATCTTCTACCTCTTTTTGATAATACAACCTTTTTGCTCCGATTAGAATATCTTATTTCTTCCTCCTTACTTTCATCAATTCTTAATCCTTCAAAAACCTTTGCCCCTTTTCCAACATACTCCTTAAGATGTTGACAACAAAATCTATTCTGCCTTGTCGGTAATCCATATTTCTCAATCAATTCCCAAAAGGAATAACGAGGTTGGATAATTTCCACGTCATGATAATTTGTTTTTATAAAAGATATATGACCTGGCGGATCAATCGTTGTATTGCAATATTTATAAACAAAAAAGATTCCAGTTCTTTGCATTAAATGTTTTAAAACAATACTATCCTTACCGCCGGAAAATGCACCAATATTTTCCCTTCTGGGATCATAAAGATTTTCAATAACCTTTAAAGATTTTGATTCTAAATCCATATTTTATTTCTTCCTCTCATCTTTTAACGGCGTGAAATCAAACTCTCATTTTCCTCCCGTATTTTATTCTGCCTAAATGTATAATAGGAACATCCATAAAGGATTCGCTGGCTTAACACACTTGCAACACGCTCATAAATCATTGCATTAGCCTTATTTCTATGCAATAATGGTGCATTTTTTCTTTCTGTCAATCCCATAACAGGAGCGATAGTTATCAATCCTGCATATTCAGGAATATCATTTTTCAAAAGTAATCCTTCTTCACAAACAAAGAAAAATCTATTTGGTATTTGGATATTCTCATAAGTATTACCGGTTCGTTTCCCGTCTTTCCATTCATCGTAAATACGAATAGCATTTCTTTCTTTAAATAATCGGTGTTTATGTTCTTTATTGCGAAAGTCTGCAAGGAAGTCTGACCTACTACGCTTTATTTCAAATTCATACATGTAACCATTCTTGTTAATCCCAAAAACATCAGATTCCCAAAGGCCACGACCTGCAAAAGTTGTTAAAAATATGGGAAAATGTTTACTGCATAAGTCACGTAAAACCATATCCGCTATTTCGTTTGTTGTCATTATCTTAATTTTTTGTCGGGAACATGGCTTTCCCGAATTGACCTACTTCGATTGACATAGTGAAATAATTATTCCCTTAATTTCTTCAATGCGTTAACGCCTTTCTTAATTCAACCCTTGCATCACATAATTCTGATCCACACATACTTATTTCATATTCAATATCTGAATCTGTTTGAAGTGCTTGAATTTCTTCTAACTCATCTCCTAAATGTTCTAATTCAATTAGAATTTCATTTAATCTTATTGAATTTTCTGGTATCATATCATTCTCCTTTCTTAATTTCTGTTTGCCAATAATTATAAACTTCCTTAGTTGTCATTATTATGCCTTCCTCATCATTTAATGCGTCAGATATTGATTTATAATGAATCCATTTATTGTTTATATCAGAAAATAAATGATCCCCAAATATTAACCATTCCACA